GCCTTTGGATTCTTTGCATTCCACTTCTTTGCAAGTGCATTAAAAGCATCCTTAATTGACTTAAGTGCAGCAGCATTGTCTGCTGTTAACTTAGCGATAGTTGCATCCTTAGCAAGGATAACTGCATCTGAAGCAGCCTTTGCATCAGCAAGTGCCTTAGCAGAAGCAGCCTTCTCTGCTGCAAGAGCAGCAGTGTGTTCTGCGGTTGCCTTAACAAGTGCAGCGTCTGCAATTGCCTTAGCAGCAAGTGCTGCATCTGTAGCAGCCTTAGCAGCAGCAAGTTCTGATACTAGATCACGAACTGTAATTTCTGCAAACGGTGCAAGCACACGAGCAGGAAGTCCAACTACATCTGCAGTTGTTGCATCTCCAGCATTTGTTGGGCTGAATGTAATTAGTGAACGTGATCCAGTTGCTGGAAGTGTTGCAGTAAACTTTGCAACTCCAAAATCTGAAAGTGTAGCACCAGTTGATACTGTTGCTGTTTCTAGTGTTGCTGTTGCAGCAAACACTGTTGCAGTAATTGACTTACCTGATACCTTATTACCAAATGTATCTGTTGCAGTCACTGAGATATCTTGCTTTGTACCAGCAGCACCAGCAGCAGGAGCAGTTACTGTTAGATTATTAATCTTTCCAGCAGTTCCCTGTACGTAGTAGGTAAGTGTTGTTCCACCGTTGTTGATTACAACTGTACCAATTGCTGTGGTCTTTGTGTAGACATAAAATGTTGCTGTTGTTCCTGTACCAGTTGCAACTGTCAAAGATGATGATCCTGATGTTGCGCCTACTGGTGCAGCAGTTGTGTGTAGAGCAGATACGATTGTTGCATTTGTTGCTGAAACAGAAACGCTTGTTCCCATATCAACTGTTGCAACAAACTTTAGTGCATCTACAGAATCAACTGAGTTGTCTGCAGGTACTGGCAGTGAAGCAGGTGTTGTAATTGAATTTGCTGTAGTGTTTGCTACAGAATCCAAAGATACAGCAACTGTCATTACCGCAGCACTTGCAGGTGTTGCTACCATTGTGCCCAAAGTCATGGCTGCAACCAGACCTAGAGCGATCTTCTTAAATGAATTCATTTTTCTCCTTGTTTGATTAAATTAGTTTGTATTCATCTAGGAAATCTCTGATATCTTCAGGAATTTCCCTAGTTTCTAATTCTACCACATCCCTTTGCTTTTGTGCAAGTCGGGATGCAGTAGACCAGGTATGGATCTCAATTTCTAGATTAGAGTCCTTGCTGGTGTGAGATATTGCTCCAAATACCGCCCCACAAACGGCATCTGCCAAGTCCTTAGATTTTTTGCGTGGATGGTCAACTTTATTATTTCTCATAATTTTAAGTTCACTCATCTCATCAAGCAATAAAGGAATCATTGGCATTGCAACTCTTTCTTCATATATCATCATTGCTAAATCTTCATAATGTTTTTTAGCAACAGAAACAGTATCAGTTCTTATACCAACAGCCTTTAATTCATTTTGAATATCAAAAGACTGCCATCTATCAAACGATACCATTCCAATATTAAATCCTTCTCTACGAAGGTTTTGTATCCATAGTTTTACCTCAGATAGGTTTACTGGTCCTTCTACCTTTGGTTCCCACCAAGCAACGGCATCAACAATTACAATTGGTGCTACCTGCTCATAATCTTTAATTACCTGAATATTAACCCACTTATCAACATGGGCAATTGCAACTGCACACTTATCGTGTTTTTGTGCAAGGTCAGCATGAACATAATAAACCTTATCTGGATCTGGTGTAAAGCCAGGATCAAATCTTCTATGACTATCCACAGGATTTCTTAAGGTCATACATCTTTCTAACTTATCTTTTTGTTTAAAGAATGCATCAGATGAATATGTGGGGGTACAAAGAAAACGCATCATTGCATCTCCCATATCTTTAAAGAAAGACATCTTAAAATCTTCAATACTTCTAGTAGGATTTACTTCCCATGTAGGTCTTTTAAGTGCATAAACTTTTGGTATTTTGTATGAAATAATTTGATCTTCTTCCCATACAATTTCAAGTTGATTATCTGGGTTATCTTCTGGTAAATCAGGATTAATAATATAGGTGTGTCTACGTTCTATTACTTCTTTGTCCATGATTACATCGTCATACCGCTTTGAAATAAAGTCACCCTGATAACGTGGGAATGAAAGTAGTACAACTTTGCCAAGGTCTGGGAAACGAGAGTCTACAGTACCACTAAATGCTTTGTATATATTTTCAGCAGTCTTGCCTTGATCATTTCCTGTTCCAACCTCAGATGCAAAGCCAGAGATTTCATCAAGAACTGCCATAAGCAAGTTCAAACCTTCATGTGATTCACGCTCTGAGTGACCAGAGTAAACAGTTATTGCTTTGTCAAATTCAATTGAGTCGGCCTTTGGATTATATTTTCCAGCAAACCATGGAGATTTTTCAATCTTGGTTTTAAATCCTTTAAAGAAAACGTTCTTGGCCTGTTGAGCGTTTACTGCAACGTTAATAATATCTATTGCATCGCCACTGGGCTTACCAAAATATTTTGCAGGGTCTTTAAGACATAACAATTTATAAACAACATATGCACATGCAACAGTAGAAACAAAGTCTTTTCCACTGCCCTTGCCTAACTGAAGAATAATTTCATTTTTGGTGTACTTGTTATAATATTTTTCTCCATCAATACTACCCATTAATTCTTGAAGGTCTTCTTTTTTATATATCTGGCTCATTGCTTCTACAATGTCATATTGGATTACAGATAAAGGTGGTTGTCCTAAAAAGTCTGGAGATTCAACAAATGTCTTTGCGTCTACAGGTGTTTCATCAAAGTTATTTTCTTTTAAAACTTCTATAAAATCATTGAACATTTTGGACAACTGTAATCACTTCTCCTTCTTTTGCAAGAGCAGATAGTCGTTCCATAATTAAGTCACGTACCTGTGGATGTGATGAAGCAATATCTCTTAAGATTCCAACAAGTATTTCTTGTCGTTTTTCAATTTCTACAATTTCTTCTGCTAACTCTTTATTTTCAAGCAACCCTGCTTTTTGTAGCATATCAATACGCTTAGACTCAATATCCATTACAAGTTTAATTGCTGCAGTTTTTGCACTAAGATTATTAGTCATTGAAGCCTCATCAATAACTTCGTATGACTTAGAGATTAGTTTGCTATAGTGTGCATCTGCACCAGCCAGTGCATCCTTTGCACGAGCACGAATAGCAGAATTGTTTGACGCTGATTCTTTCCACTCATCAAGGTGTGCAACTACTCTTACTCTTGCAATTGATAAATCTTTAGCAATTTTAGTTGGGTCGCTACCTTTTAAGTATTCAGTAACTACATTATTCATTTCGTCAAGATGATTAATTAGGTCTAATTCAGTTGACATTATACTTTCCTTCTAGTCGGTTAATCTCATCTTTAATATAAAAGATTGCTTTCTCAAGATCTTGAATAGTTTTAGATTCATCTTTAAGTCCTGCTCTCCAGAGATACTTAAAGGCATTGCCAACATTAAAGTTACGGTGACGAGTAATCTCTAAACACTCTACTCCAGATGGGTCTGTTGTGTAGTGTGAAGGGTGATTTACCTGATCTACTGTAATATTTAAATTATCACTCATAGTTTTCTTCTTCGTCATCTTCCCAGTCAAATGCTTCTGGCATACCACGAAGCGCTGTGATTACATATGTAAATCCAACAGCACCAGCAATTCCTATACCTATAATAATCTTCTGCAATTTACTCATCTTCTTGACTTCCTTAGTCCAAATTTTGCAAGGTATACATAGATAGTTTCTACGCTTGCACCACATTCTTTTGCAATATCCTCTGGAGATTTCTTATCAATAAGAAACCTTTTCTTTAGCCATACTTCTGATGTATATAGTTTACCAGCCATAGTGTTATTTGTCAACCCCAACAGCCTTATCCCAGTTATGAATAGCCCAGTGCCCAATGCCTGCAGCATCTGCAACATCATAATCTTCTATTTTTTTATCATAAACAATGTCTAATAACTTGGTTGTTCTTTTCTTTCTAAAATCACGCTCATATGTTTTATACCAAGACAATGACTTTCCAGGGTTTGCAACTCTTACCTGAAGTTGTTCTTCTTTAGATAGTCTCTTATTGCCTAGGTAGTTTTGCCATGTTATTGGTGATACCTTTCCTACCGTCCTAATACCGCACATTGCAGCAGCACCAAGCAGTGCTCCTTGAACTAGTGCTAGATCGGCAGCAGTCTTTGGACTATTCATAAACACAGTATGCTCAATAACAATTGCATCAACATTAATAAAATAATCAAAGAATGCTCTTGTTTTAATTGCAGCATCTCCAACCTTTTCATAAATATCTCTACCTTCAAAGTTAATTTTTCCGACACTATCAAGTTTTCCAGAAATATAGATAGCAAAAGCAAGACTATTGGTACTAGCGTCTATTGCACAAATTCTTTCTGGTTTAGTCTTGTTCATAATCAAAAAACCCCTTTACTTCTTTTAACATTTTTGCTACTGCTTTTTCACTAACATTGCAGTTGGAACAAAATCCAGAGTCGTTGTAGATGGAGAGTTGAACACCGCACCCACCAAGACATCTTCTTAATTTGCCCAATCTTTTTTGTCTTTTTGTGACTTGATATCTTTCAGCAATCTTATCTTTTGTAGCAAGATCTCTACACTCTTGGCTGCAATAGATCTGATAACTTACTTTTGGTTTGAAGTGGTTTTCACATTCAAACCTATCACATCGTTTCACTCAATTCCTCCAGAGATGCAATTTTAATAACTCCCGCCTCTGCTTTATCGCAGTCTGACTTCAGTGGGCAGTTTTTGCAAATCTTTGAGTTTGCTCTATAATTTTTCATAGGAAGTTCTTTGTCTTCCCATGCCTTACGAACAACTCTCATCCATTCAAATGCTTGATCTATCCAGTTAATATAGTTTTCATTAATCTCAACTGGTATAGCAAGAAGTTCGTGATTGTTTTTATTTTCATAAACTAAAACACCCTTAGCCTTCTTAAGAACCTTCATATAAATAAGTAACTGGATTACGTGACCAGTCTTTGGCTTATTAGTTCTTTTTCTATATTCAAACACTGTTTCATTTGTTGTTTTTACTTCAACAACTACTTCTTCGTCTTGCCATTTTACTAAACCATCTACCTTGCCATAAATAGGAGGATCTGATTCACGCAAGTCAAACTCTGTATCGATAAGAATTCCAGAACCTGCAAAGGCTTTTCCAAGAATACGCTCATGTGAAATAATTCCATTAGTCATATTTGCTACATCATATGGAGTATTGTTGTCTTCAAAGTTGGCTCCAGAAAATGCTAGATACCAATATCGTGGACACTCTCCATGACCATATGCAATTGTAGATGGACCAAATGTTTTCTTTGTTTGAAACTTTGTACCACGATCTGCTAGGTACCCATTTTGAATAGTCTCAACAAACTTTTCTGTCTCAAAAGTGTCGGTCTCCGTTGTAGGCTTAAGCATAATCTCTTTTAGTAAATTTTTTGTCATTACATTCCTTTGTTTATATAAGTATATCAGGTTAACGCATTATGTATTTAAGCGCTGAGACCAAATCGTTAATTGCTTCTGCTGCTGTGTAGTAAATGTTCTTCTTTGCTCTGTCGCTTTTATCTACATTCGTTAACCAAGTAGCCTTAAATGACATTTTTGCTGCTATTGCCTGTAGCCGTACAATCTCTAGGCTTGCCACATGTGGCGGAATATCTGGCTTAATAATTAACTTAGCAATCATAGTCAAGGCAACGGTCAACTCTTCATCCTGCATATAGTCTGCAATTTCTGCTAAGCCATTTACCATATCAATTGTTGTCTGTCCTGATTCATTTTGCTGTGTCATTTTCATACCCTTCTGTTAATTGCTCTAGCATTTCAACCTCAATTACTGCAAGTCTTACTTTGGAATTACCATCACCAAGTATTAAAAATAATGCAGGATCATTGCCATTTCTTATTGCATCTGTTACTGCTTTTGCCCAAATATCTTTATTTACTGTAATTCCTTTTGGATACTCTTTAAAATCTACCGTAAAGTTTCTCCAAGTTGCATCACCTTTATGAGTATTTCTGCCAGAGTTTTTATGCTGCTTAGCACCAAGCCTTTTGCTTTCGCCTCTTTCACTCATCTTAAAAATCCTGCTTCTTTTTTTTCTTGGCTATTAATCCTACTTTAGATATGTGTTTGCTAACACACATCCAAGTAACATCTCCAGTCTCATACCAAAATCTTCCTGCAGTAACATCCTTCTTACACTTTTGACAAATAAATTGTCCTGGAAAGTTAAAGAACTTTTCTTCAGCCATTTAGCAGTTTACTCTTTAATGAATCTTGTAAGTCAAGATCTTCTCTAACTCTATTGATAAATCCTTCTCTACCTTGAACCTTAGTACCATCTTCAAGTTGATACCATGCACCAGTTCTTGTTATAAGACCTGCTAGTTCTGCTGTATCAACAAGATCGCCAATGCCATCAATACCAACATTGTCTCCTCTAAAATAAAAATCATACTCTCCGTTTTGGAAACCAGGAGAAGTCTTAGAGAATTGTAGTTCCCATCGAACCTTACGACCAATCTTTTCTTCAATCAACTTATCGCCAACTTTAATCTTTCCCTTAATTGCCTGATTGTCTGACTCTGAAGAAAATAGTTTAATAACCGTAGAGGAATAAAACTTAGTAGCCTGACCACCAGTAGGCTGCTGGCTAGTATACATAGCGCTAATATTATTACGACTTTGGCTAATAAGTACAAACAGTGTAGGCTTAACTTTATTATTTGCATAATTAATCATCTTCCATGCGTTGCTAAAGTCACGAGACTCTGCGCCAATTTGTTTTGTATTTTCAAGTTGCTTAAGTTCATCTGAATCCTTTTCAAAGTAAATTGCTGGTAGAAGTGAAGTAATACTATCAACAACAACCATGTCTACACCAGCATTCATAAGACTAGTTCCAATATCAACCATCTCGTTAATTGTTCTGCATTGTGAAACAATTAGTTTTGATGTATCTACCCCGAGACCTTCTGCCCACTTCTTATCATAAGACATCTCTGCATCAATCCAGGCACAGATCTTTCCTTCTTTCTGTGCAAGACCAATCATCTGAAGGCATAGAGATGACTTTGCAGATGACTTTGAGCCCCAGATAAGAACTTGACGACCATAAGGAAGACCGCCATTTAAAGCCTTATTAAGGCCAAAACTTGGCGTTGCAGCGTATTGTGTTGCTGGAATTGTGTCTCCAGCCATTACTGTCTTGCGTAATTTTGGATTTAGTTGTGCCAGTACATCCTCTATTGTTACTACCATTAGAATCTTACCCCATGCTTCTTTGGTCTACTAGAATTCTTTGCCATCTTTTCTTTAACTGCCATGTTTAATGATTTAGTCATATACCCTGCTTCTACCATGCCTGCATACAAATCTAATGTACGAATAATAATATCTGCAAACTCATCGGACAACTGATCTGGGTCCATGTCTTTTCTAAGTGCTTCCATTGCTTCAACAACTTCAGATACGATCATCATCATTTGTTTTGTAACAAATATCTCATCTGCTGGTCTATCCCAAAAACCTTTTTCTGTTGCATTTTTATGTATTGTTCTTGCTAACTCATCAAACATTTGACACATCCTCCATAATAACTGTTCCATCTTTTGTTTTACCAAATTTAAAATTATAAACATTTCCTGCTTCAATACTCATGTATGCTTTTGCAAATGCGGTTGGAAAGACAGTAATAGAGTGTAGTTCTCTACCAGCATCTGCTAATGTAAGTGATGCCATTTTCTTTCCAGCCTTTGTCATTCTTGGCTTAAATGAGACCACAAAGTGTTCTCCTTCTTTAAATGGCAACATTTTATAGTTTAAGAATTTAACTAAAGCATCCTTAGATTCTTTTACCTCATCTACTGGTACGGATGACATAATTCTGTTATCGCTTACCAAAAGAATATATGTACGTCCAGCCTCAATGACAGTATTCTCATCATCAAAAATGCCAACAGATCCTGTTTTATCTAACAACTCTACCCTAGACCAACCCTTACTTCTCTTAATTGATTTTACCATACCCATTAAAATGAAGGCTCCTTTTTCCTCATACTCTTCTACATCATTTAAATATGCATAATAGTGTTGTGGAATAGAAGTATTAAACTCAGGAAGATTTAAATATTCATAAAGGTTTTCTTTTACTTCATCTGGATTAGCAGGATGATCAGGGAAAGTTAATGCCCCTACCGCTCTCATAGAATTTAGAGCGCGACTGTTTACTCCATTGCCCTTTGTAAAAGTAAAATCTTCTACTTCTTTGAACGTTTTAAAAGGTCTAGCCTGAATATATCTCTCTGCAATCGTATCAGAGATAAACTTAATCGCTGATAGTCCGAATCTGATACCCTTACCCTCAATTTTAAAATCTTTATCTGAATCATTAATATGAGGTAGTTTAACTGTGATGCCCATTCTTTTTGCTTCAATTAAGTATTCCGTTCTTGTGTCTTTATCTTTTTCATTCTTTAGTAGAGCAAACATAAACTCTAATGGATAATGATACTTTAGCCACGCCGTCCAATACGAGAGCGTAGAGTAAGCAACCGCATGAGACTTGTTGAACGAGTATCCCGCATGTGCCTCAAAGTCATGCCATAAATCAAGAGCCTGATTGGGAGCAATATAGGCAGAAGCACCTTTGATAAACCTGTCTTTGAACTCATCAAACTCTTTAGCATCCTTTTTCTTTCCAATGATCTTTCTAACTTTATCTGCTTCCGACATGGACATACCGCCAAGTTGTACGCATGTTTGCATAACTTGTTCCTGGTAAAGAATGCAGCCATAAGTATCCTCCGTAAATTGTTTTAGAATAGTATGAGTATAATCAATGTTTTGACGACCATGTTTACGTGCAATATAGTCTTTACCAATAGTATTCATAGCGCCTGGTCGTACCAAAGCATTGGATGCAGCCAACTCTGAAAGATTTTTAACACCCATCTTAATTAGAAGATTTGTGTATGGGGCTGCTTCACACTGGAACACACCCTTTGTATATCCATCAGAAAGCATTTGATAAACATTTTTATCATCCATATCAATCTCTAATAGATTAATCTTTTTCTTATCTCTTTCTTGAATCATGTCTAGGGTATCCTTAAGAACACTAAGAGTCTTAAGGCCAAGTGCATCAATCTTAATTAGACCAATTCTTTCTGCTTCTTCCATATCTACAGCAACAACTGGAATGCGATCATCACTACCAGTAACTGATCGTGTTTCTAATGGTGCATATTTAAAGATTGGATCTTTGCTAGTAACAACTCCAGCAGCATGAATACCAGTGCCTCTAATACGGCCACGTAGTTGATCTCCATACAGTTCTACTTCTGGATACTTTTCTCTAAACCAAGCAGCATTTCTTGAGCCACAATAATCGTCCCATGTGTCTACAGTTTTAAGAACTTTGTTTACATCTGGCAAAGGAATATTAAGTGCACGGGAAACATCTCTTACAACACCTTTATCTTTGAATTGTAAGAATGTAGCAATAGAAGCGACATGTCTATATTGTCTAACTAGATAGTCTTTTACTTCATCTCGTCTTGAATCTTGAATATCTGTATCAATATCAGGAAAGTCATTACGTTCTGGATTGATAAAACGGAAGAATAATAATCCATGCTTTAGTGGATCAATATCTGTAATTCCAAGTGTGTAACAAAGCAATGAGCCAGCAGATGATCCACGGCCTGGACCAACCATGATGTCTTCCTTCTTTGCCCAATTAAGCATGTTACGAACTACCAAGAAATATGGAGCAAAGTTTTTATCATTAATGATTGTTAACTCTTCATCAAGTCTATCAAGGTATTCTTGCTTGCCTTCAAGACCACGTTCTTTAAGTCCTTCCATAGCAAGTTTCTTTAATTCTAAACCTGGCTTTGGATATTGCACTGGTAGTAGATTTAGTCCTTCTTTAATATCATAGTCTTCTACCTTGTTAGCAATCTCTATTGTAGATGTAAACATGTCTTCACGATCAATACCCTGCTTTAGCATGGCAGCCTTCATCTCTTCATATGAAAGCAAATGAATATCAAACTTATTAAAACTCATCATTCTATCTGCCCCATATAAGTAATCAAGTCTATCCATAAATGTTTCTTTTTTCTTAGACTTTTCATAAGTTGCATCTTTTTGTAATTTAGAATGAGTATTAAGAATTAACATTAACTCTTGAATTTCTTTTTGACTTGAATCAGAATGGTGACAGTCTGGCGTTACAACAATTTTAATCTTCATTGCATCAGCAAGTTCAATAATCCCTTTGTTAATTTCTGCAGAATTATGTGGCATAACCTCAATGTAATAGTCATCGCCAAACTCATCTTTAAACCATTGCATATGTCGTTTGGCTGTTGCAAGTTCTCCTAGTTCAACTGCCTTTGCGATCCATCCACTAAGACATCCAGAGGTAACAACTAGCCCCTCTTTATATTTCTTTAATACATCAAAATCAAATCTTGGTTTGCTGAAGAAACCTTCAGTCCAAGCAATTTCATTAATCTTATTCAGGTTTTCTAGACCTTCTTGATTCTTAGCGAGAAGAACTATATGATGATAATTTAAATCAAGAGGATCAGTACGTTCTGCCTTTGCTCTCTTATCATTCATATTACTTGTCATATAGCCTTCTACGCCAAGAATTGGTTTGATGCCCTTTGCTTTTGCAATACGGTGCAGTTCCCTATGCCCAGATAAAGAACCATGATCTGTGATAGCCAATGCTGGCATACCAAGTTCAACTGCTCGGTTAACGTATTCTTCTGGAGTAGCAACACCATCCATTAAGGAGTAGTGTGTATGGACATGCAAACCTACGTAATTCATCTATTACCAGTCAATATTTGTGCTGGTAGCAGATGGAGTATCGAACCCAAAGTAGAATGCTTCTTGCTCTGGATAAGGAACTTCACGAACAACCTTTTCTAGGTTGAAGAATTCATAGCCATCCCACTTGAATGGTTCAGAATCTGGAATGCTTGGAATAAGCGTATAGTTGGTTTCAGTTCCCTGACCATTGCGCTTTAACTTCCATTGTAAGTTTGAGATGCTACCTGTTTCAAGGGCATACTCACGAATTGTATTAAAAGCAGATTGCTTACTAATACCTTGTGACCAAACAGCGATATATGCATCTTCTGTTCCATCATCTACTAAAACATTTGTGTAGAAACGTAGACGTGCTCTCCAGCCAGACTTAGGCTCTTTACGTGCCATCTCACAGCCAAAGCAACGTCCCTCAGACTCCTGAGTACATGCTGCTTTGCGCTTATAGTCTTTTGGATTTGTATGCTCTGAACATACTACTGCTAATCCACGGTCTTCATTGTAATTTGCTGAGTCTTGATCTAACTCATTAACAAATCTAATCTTTGCTGCTTGTCCATCTGCTAGTTTAACCCAGCGGACCTTTGTTCCTGTACCTTCGTATTTTGGCTTGTCGACTAGGGCGTTGATATTTTTTAATCCCTTTACAATAGTCATATTTGTTTTCTCCTTATATAAGTGTTTTATTATTTTAGCATAGAGTGAATGGCATTGTCAAACTGAAACTCAAGAGTTTTAATTTCATCATCTGTCATATCACCTATGTCTTTGTATCCTTTGTCAGGTGTTATAACTGTAACTAAGTTACCCATTTTTTCAGTAAGTTTCTCAGCCATAATTATTCCAGCCTCATCATTGTCTGCTACTAATACGACACCTGTAAAGTACCGCTTCAAAAGTTCGATCTGGCTTGACGAAACATTTGCCCCTAGGGTAGCAACCGCAGGGAAACCTACTTGATCTAATCTAATAGCATCAAAAGAAGACTCAACAACGTAAACAGTCTTAGATGCTTTTACTCTGTGAAGATTAAAAAGAATCTTGCTCTTAGGAAGACCTGGAGTATTTTTAAACTCTTTGCCTTCGATAGTTCTTGCAACAAAACCAATTGACATCCCATCTGGAGACTGCATTGGAATTACCACAGAGTCTTGTTTTTCTGAAAACCCTAAATCAAATTTTACCACAGACTCTTTTGTTAGCCTTCTGCCTTCAAAATAACTCATTGCCCTTGGTGATTCAAGTGCTTGCTTATTTAATCTTTTAATTAATAGTTCGTCATACTGAACAAAGTCTGGCATCTGATGTAAGGCTTTATTAATAACTGCTTCAATATCTGTTTCTGTTTCTTTGCTTTTTATAAATCTAACAGTTTCAAAATATGTTCTTCCTGTCATGTGCATAATTAATTCAATAAGACTTCTAGTTGTTTGACAACCAAAACAAAAAAACAATCCAGATTCTTTAGAAACTTCTCCTGCTGGAGTTCTATTGTTATTATGATATGGACAAAAAATTATATAATCAGTTCCATACTCAGCCTCAATGTCAATTCCTGCACCCGACAGGACTCTGTGTATCTGCTGTGTTGTATATAATTCTTTAGCCATTCTTGTCTTCAAAATCCTTATATTTGTAATAACCTTTATCAAAATCACACTGTACTAAAAAGTCTCCCATATAACCATTACGATTTTTTCTAAAAGCACATTCAATAATATCACTATTGGTTGCACGACCAAGTGCTAATACCCAGTCAGCATCATAAGCAATCTGTCTAGACCAAGATGTTTGACCAAGGGTGGGAACACTGCTCAAGTCTTTTGCATCATCTGGAGTTGCAGATGAAATAGCCATGATAGGTACTTCTTCACTAATAGCCATAAGTTTTAGTTCACGAGAAAGGTTCTTCATTCGTACCGTTTCGTTGTCTGACTTTTGGTTTGGACTCATGAGTTGCAAATAGTCAACGATAACAAAGTCTGGCTTGTACTGATCAATCTTTCCACGAATAACTGAAGGTGTTACTTCTCCGCCTTGATCATTTGAAATAATATGAAAGTGTGGTCTACCCTGAAGTTTGTTTTCATGCCATTTCTTAAGCATATCAAGTTCTACTTCTCCATTAGAAAGTTTTCTATGTGACCAAAGTCCTTCACCCATAATAGTAAATGCACGGTTTCTAACTTCTGTTTCAGACATTTCAAGACTAATAATTAAAGGAGTCTTGCCTTGTTTCCAAGCCTGCACAGCAAAGTACAAGGCCAGCCATGACTTACCAATTCCTGGATAAGCAAGGAACACACCTAACTGCCCTGGCATAATTCCAGAAGGTAAGTAGTTATCAAATCCTGGAAGACCAGTCTTGATTCCAGTGTGACCAAGTGCTTGTTGCTGCTTAACATTTTCAAAATATGCAATAGCAGAATCTATATCTGTAGCATCAATATCACGGATAGTAGATGTATTCTTTTTTAACTCTGAGGTTTTAGTAATAAGTTCTTCTAGTGCTTTTGGTCCTTCACCCTGCTGGATTTCAGATGCAGCGTTACGAATAATATCCTTCAGGCTATCATTTAAATATTCTACTTGCAGTTCATCTAGGTGATGCTTTGTTGCACCAATACCTTCGGCTGGCGCAAAGTCTCTAAACTTTTCTACCACAAGTGAGACTGGAGGAACTGTTCCATTTGTTTCAGAATAGTTCCTGATAAAGTTCCACACATCGTTATGTGTTCTTAAAATATTATCAACATTAGCCTGTAGTAGTACGTGAACTTGCTTGTCAGTTAAAACAGCAGTGATTAGTTTTGCCTCTGTGTTATTCACTTAACCACTCCCTTGCTTTAGCCCTACGTTGTTTTCGTTCTGCGTCGTCTTGTTCTTTATCAAGTTTACCATTAAGAATTTTTTCTGCATTATAAGAAAAGAAATTCCAAGTTGGATCTTGTGCTACGCTAAAATAATAATCTAATAAGTCATAGCAAGCAGGAAGTCCATATGATTCAACAAGGGCATCTGATGCCCACTGCTCAACGTTTAAGTTGATGTTAGACTTTTGCTCATATCTCTGCAAGTAAAGTTTGTTGTAGCGACTGAGCAAAGCCATTCGGTCTTTGCGTTCAGCCACTCTACTCTGCTACGATTTCGGCTTTTGCTTCGTTGACTTTTTCAATTACTTTGTTTTCAACAAATGCATAGATGCGATCCATTGCTTCATTTGTTGTTTCTCCTTCACGAGTGTAATCTACAACGCCAAGATCAACTCTTAGCGACTGAAAATTACCCAAGTTAAGTGTGTATCCAAGTGTTGCAGATACCTTTGTGTTTTGTCTTTCAATAACGTTTTCTGTAATTTCTTCCATGATTTCCCCCATTAGTTAATGCTCTCATTCCAAACTGGAATAAATCT